CCGCTTCCCGGCCACCGTAGGCGGTGCCAAGCAGGCCAAGGAGGTCGCCAATGCCAAGGCCACCAAGGTTTCCAAGACCACCAAGGTTTCCAAGACCACCTTGGTTGCCGCCTCGATTGTTGTTGCCGGGCGGAGTAAACACTCGGGGTGGGCCTACATCGTCACGAAGAGTGATTGTCCCAGTTGGGTCTTCGTCGATTTCGTCAAAACGCGGGCCGGTGGGAGGGACTACACGAGGTCGAGGTGGACCTACATCGTCACGAAAATTTGTGTTTTGCCCAGTCGGATCTTCGTCGATCAAATCAAAGCGCGTGTCGTCACGAAGATTTGTGTTTCGCCCGGTGCCAGTCGGGTCTTCGTCGATCAGATCAAAGCGCGTGTCATTACGAAGCCCGCCAGTTCCGGTCGGATCTTCGTCAATCAAATCAAAGCGCGTGTTATTGAGAAGCGAACCATCTCGCTGAACACGCGAGAAAATTTCGTCGTCAATCCCGCCGCCAAACGGATTGTTGTACGTTTCAACCCTCGGGAAAATCTCAGAGTCAATCCCGCCTGTGTTGCGGCCAAGAAAATTGCCAATGAATTCTCTGCCCGCAGCGCCAACGCCGCCCGAGAAGGCGCCCCGAGCGGCCCCGCGAAGGATGTCTTCGTCGCTGACTGCCGCGCTGGCCCCGCCCATGAAGCCACCCGTTATAGCGCCTGCGCCGATGTTCCCCAAGGCGCCGCCGCCTAGCGCCCCTGACAACCCCGGAATATTGAACGCTCCCATTGCGCCAAGGGCAAGGTTGGCAAGAAGTTGCTGATTCTCGCCAATGAACCCCCCATGCCGCTCCTGCTGCTGGAACCTGATGTCCACCAGATTGCCCTGCGGGTCGTAGACGCCAACGTAGTTGCCAAACTGCCCGCCGGCAAACGATGGATCAAACTCAGGCGTGAGCGGGCGCGTGAAGCCCGTCAGCGTATCCACCGCGCCTTCGCCGCTGCCAGGACGATACGTCGGGCGCAGCATATTTCCGCCACCAGGAAGGCCACCCGGCGCGGTGTACACCATCCCGCCGCCTTCGCTTTGGTTCTCCGCGCCAGTCACATTGATGCGAGTGGGCGAACTTGCCCGCAAGTAGTTCACCACCTCCTGCTGCGGCAGCGCAGTAATGTCAGGGGCAACCCCGGTAAGCGTCTGAGCCCCCGCAAGCAACTGACCTTGGGAAATCCCAAGGTTCGCAGCCGCCTGCACAAACTGCGCCTCGGTCATCGTGCCGGCACCTACCGTGTCACGATAGGCATCCGCAATCTGCTGGGCTGTGTATTGCTGCGCCATGATCTACCTCACCCAATGCGCCAGTTGGTGCCATCGCTGAACACAGGCACTACGTTTGCCCCACCGCCGGCCACAATGCTGTGAAAGGTCGTTGCCGTCGCGTTTGTCACCATCGCTTTAGCACCAGCACCAACCGAAGCAGCAGAAGGCAGGCTTGCTACTACTGTAACACCTGGGATGCGTACAACGTTGTGAGCCGTGGTGCCCAGCGTTATTTCATTGCTGACCGTTGCCGACGAAGCATCAGCATCGTCCCCGATCACAATGTTGTTCGACCCCGTGGTAATCGAGTTGCCGGCCTGGTAGCCAATGGCCACGTTGCCTATGCCAGTCGAAACCAGCAGCAGCGCATCCCCACCAATCGCCGTGTTCTCGGAACTGGTCGCAGCATTCAGCGCCCGATAGCCCACCGCCACGTTGTAGTTGGCCGTCGACGCTGCCGTCAGCGCCTGGAATCCAACCGCCGTGTTGTAGTCGCCCGTCGTGTTTGCATCCAGCGACTCAGAACCCACCGCCGTGTTTTGGAAACCATCGGTGTTTGCGGTCAGCGCGTTGTAGCCAACCGCCGTGTTGTTGCTCCCGCTGGTGTTGGAGTCCAGCGAGGTGTCGCCCACGGCAATGTTGGTCGCCAGTCCGCCCAGGCCGTTGCCAACCGCAACATCGACCTGCTTGGCGAGCTCAAACGACGCAAAAATGTCGTCGTCGGTCCGGATCGTGACGCCGACCGAAGTCTGGAGCACGAACTTGTACGAGTTGCCCGGAGTTAGCCAAATTTGCGCAGGCGTACGGCCCGCGCTGTTTAGCACAATCGGGTTGGCGTTCAGCACCAGTCCGGATGCGCTGGTGAACGTGGACACAGGTGTGGTCGTGCCGGCCGCATAGGTGTACACCAGCCCCCCGGACAGCGGCACACCGTTGTTGTCGAAGAACTGCGCTCCAGCGCCAGCGTACAGAGAAAGAGAGACGCTCATTCGGACCTCACTGTTGAACCTGCGTCACCGAAAGCACCACCGCAGGAGCATCCGGCGCAAATGCCGTCGCAACCACATTGTCCACGGTCACGTTTGTGCTGTCAGCAGCAAAGGCAAGTTCGATGTAGTCGTTGGCAGCAAGCGAGAACTCATCAATCAACGCAAGAGGCACATACCCGTTGTTGACATTCGAAGTCACAATCCTTGCCGTATTGGCAATTGAAGCGCCATTGCGCTTGAACCACAGCCAGACGTTCTTGGCCGACGCACTGGTGCTGGTCACTTGGATGTTCGCGTTGAACTGATACAGACCCGACTGTGCCACCACTATCCTTGATGCCGGCGAGCCAATGCTCACCCCGTTGGCAACTTGGGTGGAGTCAAAGGTCAGCAGATACTCGGTGTTGATGACAGCAGGCGTCTGGTCCGTCGTCTTGATGAATTCGCCGTAATACTTCTGCTGCTCAATCGTCGGCCGCACGAAGATCACACCGTTTGTCGCGTCCTTGACCAGCACCGCAGCAATGGGGATCACGTTGCTGGGCGCAGTCGGCTTGACGTTGGTCAGAGCGCCGGCGACCGTATCGCTCACATACAGCACATCCCCGACATTGAATGCGTTGGTGTTGATGCCGCTGACCGTGCCCCAGACGCAGCACGCGCCCGTCGAGCCACTATCGTTCAGCGTCTCGTCCAAAATCCCAAGGATGTAGAGCGAGGGCGTGGCCCCATTGGCCAGATACGGCGCAATCGACAGGTAGTCGTTGGCCCCTACGCCAATAAACCCAACCGCCGTCCCTTTGGCGATGGTCGATCCCGTTGAGTTCTGCACCCGAGCAAAAGTCTCAAAGCTAGCCTCCTGAACGGAAGCAGGCAGGCCCGAAAAGAATCGGAACCACGCCCGCGTGGTGATCGCAGCCTCATCAACCAGCAGATCTCGGTTGGCAGGGACTCGCGGATAGGTCTGCATCTCAGGCCCGCGTGGCCGAAGCAACAAGCTCCGCGCCCAGAATGCTGATCTCTACCGGGTCGCTGCCGCTGATTTCGTACACCCGATCTCGCAGCTTGGTCGTCATGCCAAGGCGGCGCCACAGCACCCGCTTGCCGTAGTCCCCGCCGCTGCCCAAGGACGCAGAATGCTCATTGCTCCAAGTGTGGCCACCATCATCCGACCACCGCAGCATCATCAGCGTGTTGGTCGAAAGCGCTGCAGCCAGCGTAGCCTCAAGGAAATCGCCATCCTCCGTAATCAGCGTGTCCCCGCCTTCCGTCAGAAGCAGCGAGGTGAAGATGCTGACGTTGAGGTAGTTGTAGTCAAGGTATTGCGCGTACTTTGCAGGGTTCTTGACCATCTCGTAGAAGATGCGGCCCTCGATGTACAGACGCTGCGTCGGGTTGGTCAGCGTGCCATCACCATACGCCGTGATCGCATCTACATCGGCCGTCGTGAGCACGCCATCGCCATCGATGTCGCCCAACTGCCGGCCATCGAACTGCTCAGAGAAGATCGCAAAGCCAGGTTGCGTCGTGGCAATCGCTTGGGTGATCCCCGAGGCGATCGTTGCGGCATTCAGTTGATAGGCCAACTGAGCCACATTGACGCCCGTCTCGCAGTCAATCTGAAGCGAGTGATGCGCCGTGCGCTTCAGGTTGTTCTGGTTCGGAGGGATCGCCCGCCATGACCTGAGCCAACGTTGCGTCTGCCCGCAGTCGTTGTAGGTGTTGGGGTCGAACTCAAAGATTGCCCCGTAGTACGCATCGCCAATCAGGATCTGATTGTTGAAGTTGGCCTGACAGTTGCCACGATGGCGCAAGTACCGCACGCCATCCCAGGCAGCACGCTCATGCCACATGGCCGTGCTGGCGTCGTACACCCAGGTCGTATTCGCCCCAGGGAAGACCAGCACATAGAAACTGTGCCCGTCCTGCTGGTAGGTGTAGGCCAGCGCATCGTTCAGCACCCCATACTGCTGGATCTGCCATTCGACAGCGTGCGTGCTGATCCTCTTGCCGCGATAGCCCTCGGCCCGGTACACGATCCCATTGCCGCGAGCATCCGACCCCAGCCAGAAAACCGAGTTGTCCATCTTGGCCACGCTGTACGGGGCCAGACAGCCAATCTCCATGAACGCGCCCTGAATCCGCGCAAGCGGGAAGTCAGGCAGGCCGGCGTTGTACCAAACCTCGGTCGTGTTGCTGCCAAAGAGCCACACCTCCCGATGGTCAACGATCAGCGCAACAATCCCGTCCGGGTTGCCCTCGGCAGACGCAAAGTCCAGCGGATCAATCTGCGTGCCATCGTTGAGCGCAGTCACCCAAAACCGCTGGCTTCCCGGCTCGTTGAAAACAAAGTACCCGTCCAGATACCCGACTGTCACAGCGCCCGGAAAATCCGGGTCCGTCAGTTGCCCAAACACGCCCGTCGTGGCGTTGTAGATGAAAGCATCCGGGTTGCAAGCGATGACCAACTGCTCGCCGTTGTCGGTCATGCTGACCGGCCCGCTGCCGTTCACCAGGCCAAGGTAGGTGCTCTGAAAGTTGGTATCGACCCGGAACAAGCCACCGCCTGAGATGACATACAGGAAGTCGCCAAACTTCCACATCCCGCGAATCGGCCCGTCGCCCACCGTCGCAACCAGTCGCAGACCCGGCGTGCGCTGCAAGTACGCAGCCTCCTTTCCTTCCTGCAAGGATTCGGGGAACAGATTGACCATCCTGTTGTCCGCAGCGTTGACGCTGCGAGCAACGTAAGACTGGCCAAGGATCGGCGTCTTCATCAGTAGTTGCCGGAGTACACATTGAACCGCTGCCTAGTCCCCACCAGAGAGTAGGGCAGCGCCATGATGTCGCCAGGATTGTTGATGCGCTTGAGCGTGCGCTTGCTCGCCATCGCAATCCGCTGCACCGTCTGCGGAGGCTCAACCCCAAACTCAGCGGCCAATTCGGACGCGAGATTGAACCGGAAGGCCCGCAGATAGCCCGGCGGAAAGGCAAGCGTCGTAGACAGGCTCGCAGGCTCCGTCAGAGGCTCCACCGAGACAAAGTGGAACTCCAGCGCCCGCAGGGGCACCGGGTAGACGTACAACTCAATGTCAGGATAGGTCATGTTGATCCACATGACCTGCGGATAGGTCGAAGTGACCGTTTTGACCGCAATCCCGTTGTACTGCTGCTGATCAATGATCTTGATGCCGTAGCTGACACCCGTCAGCGGATCAAGGAAGTACGTCGAATCATCAACCCGAATAGGGCGCTGGCCGACAAAATTGCCCGTCGGTCCAAGCGTTTGACTGATCGTGCTGGAAGGCCAAGTGAACACTTGGTCTTGGGTGGAGTACACCGAAAGCCGTTCGGTGTTCCAGGAATCGATCATCTGATTCATCGCGGACAGAGCGTCCTGCGATGTCTCTGACGAGGGCGTCTCACCCTCGGCAAGCATTCCAATCAGACGAAGAGCGCCATTGATCTGATCACGCGCTGTAGCCATCAGCTAGCTCCTTGCGGCGACGGCGGCGAGGCTCTAGCAACTCATTGACAGCCTCCGGTTCGCCCAGAGTATACCGCTGCCAACCGTTTTGTTCATCATGTTCGGCCTCAAGATCGCTCACAGCAACCTTTTCGCCAAACACAGGATGTCGCAGGTATATCACCATAGGGGTAGAGGGAGGGCCGAAGCCCTCCCCCAACGTCTTACGACGCCATGATCACCCAGTTAGCGCCATCGCACACCAGCATGGCCCAGTTGCCCGCAGTAGCCGCAAGAATCGCGGTGCCAAGGGTAGCAGAGCTAATCGGTGCGACGTTGGTGGACGCCGACACAACCGTCTGAGCAGCAATGGTCTTGATGAACACGGTTCGACCAGTGTTGCCGGCGGCCGGCGGAAGCGTGACCGTGATGCTGCCAGCACCGTTGCAGACGACAAAGTTCTCAAAGTCGCCCAGCGTGAAACTGGCAGTCTTGGTCACCGGGGCATTGATGTACAGAGCCGGCAGTTGCTGGTCTGCAAACGATACCCCGACCGAAATGGTATTCGGCGGCATGATCAGGAAACCCGATACAGCGTCCAGGCACCAGCAGCCGACTTGCGGGCGATGAACGTCGCGCCAGTCGTGATCGGAACAACCATCGTCAGAGAACCCGTCAGGGTCCAGCCGGTGTTGGTCGTGATCGTTGCGGTGCCCGAAGTGGTACCAAGGTTGACCACACGAAACGTGAAGGCAGTGCCAACACGCTCCGAGTTGGTCAGTTCCGCCTCAAACTGCGCAACGGTCGGCAGCGTATACGCAACGTTGGCGGTGATGCCGTTGTTGAGAATCAGCAGACCGTTGAGGATCTGAGCAGCCGTGAACGTGGTCGTGGTAGTCGCGGCGACGGGTTCCGGCAGCAGATCGATGATCGGATCGTTCAGATTGCCGTCACCAAGCTGATAGCCACCCGCTCCATTGGGAATAGGCATGATGTTTCCTTTTCAGTTCAGAAAGTTCAGCCCCACAGACGGCAAGCCATCTGCGGACGAATGACGCCATAGCCGTACAGAACATCGATCCGGCAAGGCATCCGGTCGTTGTTGATGTCGTACTGGCGCACGATCCGCATGGAGATGCCGTTGTGAACCTGGCGCGAAGCCATATCCACACCCTGCGGCAGAAGCAGGTCAGCGGTCGCAAAGGTGATCGCGTCCTTGTGATAGACCAGATTCTGCGGGAACTGAGTCGAAGCCGCTCCCAGGAACGTCACCACCGCAGAGGCTTGCGGGAACGAATCCACCGTCGCCAGAGCATTGGAAGCGGTGAAGATCGCCGGGCTGATCTGGACGCCGGTGTACGCACCAGCAGCAGCAGTCGCATCCGCAAGCACGGTGAACTGCTGGAGCGAACCAGTCGATTCACGAGTCTGCGGGTTGACAGCAAACACACCAGCAATGGTGAACACATCGCCACGCCGCAGGGTTTGAGTGCCCGTGCCGGTGATGTTGATGGTGTTCGCGCCTTGAGCGGCGATGGTGGTGGTGACGGTGTGAGCGCCAGTCCGGGTGCCGGTCGTGTGAACCTTGATCGACTGGCTCATGTTGACCTCTTCAAACCCGAGAATGCCCTCACCCATCATGCCGTTCTTGAACTGACGACTGATGGTGGAGGTCGGGTTGAACAGGCCCTTCATGCCTTCGACCAGAGCCGCATTCGCCGCCGGGTTGACGGTAGCGTAGCGCGGCGACATCACAGCGGCCGACTCGTTCAGTTTCTGCTGCGCCTGAAGCAGAACCAGCGAGGTCGCGGGCGTGGTGCCCGGAGTGCCAACCGACTGGAAGATCGTCTGGTACGCATTTGCAACGTCAGCATCGATGCTCGCAGCAAGCTGCGAGACGCGAGGCTTGAGCACGCGCTCGGCGAAGTCGTCAAGCTGCATGGTCAGTTCGGCGGTCGTGAAGTTGACGCCGATGTGCTTCTGCTGCGCGACCGACAGGGTGGTGAACTGCTCGTTGTCGTCCTGCACTTGCAGGGCGGCACCGTCAGTCACCAGAGCGCGGTCCGGCAGGCGGATGCGCAGAGTGGAGCCGATTTTGGCCCCTTCAACAGCGAACGAGTCGTCATATTGACGATTCACGTTCCGGGTGAGCACCAGGTTGTTCTCAAGGATTTCGAGAGCCTTCCTGGTGATCATGTCAATTGTAAGCAGGCTATTTGCCACGGTTCACCTCAAAGTTGCCGGTTTTTGGCTTCCCAAGCCCTGATCTGTCGTTGCCTTTCGGCTTCGATCCACTGGCTGGTCGTCATCGATTTGATCGACCGGGGATCAGTGGTGTCGAATGTCGGTGCGCTGGATTGGCGCGTGTTCACAGGCGTGATCGGGTTCGGGGCGTTTGTCGGTTTGGCGACCGGAGGACTGTCGGCCACTTTGGCCTCAATCTTTCCGATCTCCTTGGCTTGCAGGAACGGCGAAAGTTTGGAGATGCGCTCTGCCTCTTTCGGATGCGACCCAAGATAGTAGGCAATCTCGGGGCCAATGTCAGAGGCTTGAATGGTTTGAGCCATCACGTTGGTGACGGGAAGGTTCGGGTTGTAGGCGACTTGCTGGAAGTCAGCGTACTTGTCCCGCGCCTTTTCCTCACGGTCGTGATAAGCCTCCAGAACTTCAGCTTGGCGCTTTTGGATTTCCCGGTGCTGCACCAGTTCTTCAGCCTTGCGGGCTGCGAGCGCCTCGGCATATGCCTCGACGGACTCAAACTGATCAGCAGGCGGAACCTCTTTGGGCGCTGTCGCTACGGGCTTCTGTACCCGTTCGCGCTCCCATTTTCGCTGCTCGCGTGCGAGCCGCTTTGCAACAATCGCATCAAGCTCTTCTTGCGTGAAGGTCTTGACCGGCTTTTCTTCCGGCGATTCAGCCGGCTCGGGCGCCGTAACCTCTACTGCTTGCGGAGGGACTTGCTCCGCAACGACTTCAGGTAGTTGATCGTCCATGTTTTCTTAAAACAAGCCTAGCGGGCCGGCTAGTACGGTGTGGCGATTATGTACCACAAAAGATTACATTGCAATCAGTTGGGCCAAGCGAGCACAGGAAGCTCGCCTTCAATGTCTGCGTAGCCGCTGGGCATAGGCCGCGTGCCGGCCTGCACCGCAGTCAGGATCTCGTAGCACTTCGCCCAGGTCGCATCGCGTGCCTCGACGCAATACTGCCCCTCGGTCTTGAATCGCGGCACCGCGCTGGTCGCATAGGTGCAGGCTGAAAGGATGCCGTTGTAGTAGCGGGTGGCGGCAAAATCATCGAGCCGCTTCTGCACGGCCTCCTCAATCTGCTTGATGAGAGCTTCCTGCTTGGCCTTTTGATCGGCAGCGATAGCCGCAGCCTCTTGTTCGGCCTTGGTGTGCAGGACGCCTTGATCGTCGGTGTAGTCGTCAAACTTGTCAACAATCTCCCACCGCTGCTCCCATTGGCCCTTGCTGCTGATTGCGGGCGTAGTCTCGCGTGCAACCTGGATCACCGGGTTGGGCGGCGTCGGTTGCGGCGTAGGAAACACCCACTCGTATCCATCGGGCGGACGAAACTGAGACGGGAAGCTGGTGTTGGGATGCGCCACACGAATGTCCCACTCAGACAGCGGGTAAGCGTTCGTGACGGTGTTGATGTAGGCCATGTCGATTCCTACGCGATGGCGAGGTAGATGTAGCTTGCCGTGTTGATGTTGACGTTGTTGCCGCCTGCGTTGCTGAGTTCAAACCCCAGCGAGTAGGTGTCAACCCAGTCGGTCGTCGTGACTTCCGCCGCTGTGGAGTTCAAGAGCAGGTACGGATCGTTACCCGCCACGATGCCGCGTGCGCTGTCCCAGACGTACCAGTCGCCGGTTGAGTCCGTGCGCTTGATGAGCACGAAGCGTGCGCCAGCAGCGAAGCCGCAGTCAATCTGAAGGGTTGCGCCTGTGCCGGTGTAGCTGCCGACTTTGCTCACGCCGGGGCAGGTGGCGAAGAGGTAGGCGACAAAATTATCCCCAGAGTTGTTTGTTGATGCGGTTGTTCCAACTGTAAAGACAGAAGACGTTGGGGCGGTATCGTTCCAATAAACAGATGTCCCCCCGAATGAATTGGAACTGTTAAGCAAAACATATCTATTTGCCGGATTAGCTCCACCCAAATAAGCGCAATAAACAGGCCAGTTCTGTGCAGTAGTTCTATCTTTCACAATCATCAACTCAGGCACCACGCCCAAGTTGTGACTTACTGTACGGTTGGCCCCCGTCCCCGTATAGCAAACCACATCGAAGAAGCCGGGGGCGCGGCGGAAATTAAAATCAACGTAGGTTTCGCCGGTAGCGTTAAAACCGCTTGCGTTACCCGAATACGACAAGTCATTTTGCTTGTCAAAATCATAAAAAGCAGAAGCAACTTCAGCCCCACTTGTGTCAGTAAATAGCCTCGGAGAACGACCGCGCAGTCGATCGTACACAAAATGGCTTAGCCCCGCAGTATTTCTTGTGTTATGAATAACCAAATCTGTCGGAAACCCGTTTGAGTAGCTACCAGACCCGCCGTTCCCGCTAAAAGCAGTTGGCAAAAACACCCCCGTCCCGCTCGTCGGCTTGCGCATCGGGCCACGGCGGATGGCGATGTAGATGTAGGTAAACGGGCCTGACCCTTGAGCGACCGTAAAACCAGAAGAAGTTACGCTGTATCCGGGAATGCTGGTTCCCTCCGCGTTTGCTAAGTTTGGTACCAGACGTGCATAGGAATTGCTTGCTGTGAACCCGCGCATCTGGTCCATCAGCATCCAGTTATCAGAGGCGTCGGTAACCTTAGTCAGCAACCACTGCGGCTCATACCCCAGATTCACCGTCGCATTTCCACTCCCATCCGTCGTGAACGACCCACACGAAATCACATTGTCCGTGCCCGAGTCGCCGAAGCCCCCGGCGTCGTGGGCGAAGAGGTAGGCGACGTAGGTGATGCCGCTGTCGTTGACACGCGGGTCGGTGCCCACCGTGAACTGCGTGGAAGTGGGGTCGGTGTTGTTCCAGTACGCGCTGCTGGTGGTCTCGCCTTGAGTAAGGTCAAGACGCAAGAATTTGCCGTTACCTAGCGAACGGTGATAGACCGCCCAGCCGACAGTCGAGTCGGTAGCTTTGACAATCATGCACCCCGGCACCGCGCCGAGGCTGTGGGAGACTGTACGGGCAGAGCCCGTCCCCGTATACGTCACCACATCAAAGAACTTCGACTGCTTGGCCCAGGTCCAGGAGACATAGGTTTCGCTTGTGGTTCCGTTCCAAAAACCGGCGTTAGTGAGCGTAAAGCCAGAGCTTGTTGCAGATAAGACGTTGGTGCTAGTTTTACCCGTTGTGGTGTTGCTTGATAGATAGCCGCCGCTTGCGCCAAAAAGCGTACCGGCGGAGTCGGTTAGTATGTGGTTGTACGCCTGATTTCTGGACTTAATCCAAACCAACCCACCCTTGGTAGACAGATCAATCCCGTTCGTGATCGTCTGCGTGCTGCCATTGCCGGTGTAGAGATACGTCGAGAAGACGTCCTCGATGTAGTTTGTTTGAGCTAACGCCGCACTCTGAAGCGCCCGAATCAACATCACGCATTCCCAACACGAGCGCCATACACCTGGGTAGCAACCTTCCACAACACGATGACGGTGTATCCAGTTGTGTTCAGCGTTGGAGCATTTCCGTTGTCAGTCTTCCACACCACTCCAGAACCACCCCAAGTGGCATCTGTCCAAGTGATTGTGCGAGCAGAGCCATCATCCACCATCAGCGTGATAGCTTCACCAGCGGCAAAGTTCGTTGCCTTGGGCGTGCGATTGGCACCCAATGTGATAAGTTGAACGCTGCCATTGCCGGGATCAACCTCAAAGGCCGCAGCATCGGTGATGGTAAAGATATCCTCAAGGATCGTGCCAATGATCGCGGGGTCAGTTAGCGTCTTGTTGGTCAGCGTCTGCGTGTCAGTCGTGCCAACAATCGCACCCGCAGGCGAAGCTTTGGACGTACCCCACGCCGTACCCGTTGAAACAGGGATGCCAGCGCCAGGATAAGGCGCAAGCGACGAAGCCGGCGTCTTCTTGGTTATCCCCCCCTGAACAAGAGGAACCTCCTCCGTGCCCGTCAGGGGCAGCGTTGCATTG